ATGGCAAGCAGCTTTACAATTTTTAGATTCTTTAACGTAGCTGGTAATAATGGTGAGTTTGGTCAGATTGGAAATGCTACTCATCTTGTTCGGATAGCTGCTCAGACTGCTGCAGGTAAAAGATCACACATTACAATCAACGGAACAGATTGGGATACAATAGATGGAACATGCGTAAGAGATTATGTTCATGTTAGTGATCTAGTAGACGGTATTGTTAAAGCAGTAGATAAGCCAAGTAATAAACCATATGAGTGCATTGGTACTGGAAACAACTATTCTGTAAGACAAGTAATAAATACTATGAAGAAAGTATCAGGTATTGACTTTAAAGTAATTGAAGGACCTAGACGTGATGGTGATGTACCATCAATTACAGTTCCTAATGGATTGATATCTGATTATATAAAATGTGAAAAGACTTTAGAAGATATGTGTTTGAGTGCTTATAAGATTGAGCTGAGATGATTTATATTCTGGTAGCATTAGAGAATGAATTTCCAATAAAATTAGACACCAATCAATACTCAGTAATTTATACTGGTGTAGGAAAGATCAATGCTACAATTCATGCTATTGGTGCATGTCTAGATCCTTTTTGTACTAAAGTAATAAATTATGGAACAGCTGGTGCTTTGAATAAAAATATTATTGGACAGCTAATTAATGTTGGTACAATTTATCAAAGAGATATGGATGCAAGACCATTAGCGGAGCTTGGAGTAACACCATTTGAAGAAGATGGTGGTCCAATATATGTTAGTGATAGTTTATTCACTTTAAGTACTGGTGATAATTTTGTTAAACAAATTCCAGAATTAGTAACAGATGCTGTTGATATGGAAGCATATGCAATAGCAAAGATATGTAAGAGAATGAATAAACCTTTTCAATGTTACAAATACTTGACAGACTTTGCAGACGAGAACTCAGCAATTCATTGGCAAGAAAATGTAAACAAGGGTATAGATAAATTTTTAGATATTCTATGATAAGTGAGATTTTGTTATGGCTATGAAATTTACAAATCCAAATTCAACAGTTATACAACAAGCTAGTCCTCCTAAGTCTGAAGAACCAAAAGACTCTGGTTTTGAACCTGCTACCGTTGTAACACCTACTCCTCCTGCTAGACAAACTCCAATTTCACAACCTGTACAAAGAGAAATTGGTCGTAGGAAAGAAATGGTTAACCATCCAGAACACTATGGTGGTAAAGATAATCCCTATGAGGCTATTAAGGTTATTAGAGCATGGAACCTCAGCTTCTCGTTAGGTAATGTTATTAAATATGTTTCTCGTGCAGGTAAGAAAGATCCATTGAAACGTTTAGAGGATCTTCATAAAGCTATGTGGTATTTGCAAGAAGAGATAGCAAGCGAATACGAAAAGAGTATTAAGTAATTAGGAGAGTTGGCTGAGTGGCCTAAAGCACTCGTTTGCTAAATGAGCGAACCTTAACCGGTTCCGTGGGTTCGAATCCCACACTCTCCGCCATTAATTATGAGGTAGTTATGATTACAGTTGTTGTTCCTACGATGTGGAAATACAAACCATTCATTAGGTTTGTTGAAGATATGACAGAGGTATCTTCTATTGGTGAAATTATTATTATTGATAATGATTCAGCTGCTATGCCTAACGATCCAATATTTTCTCATCCTAAAGTTAATTGCATTTCATATGGAAAGAACATATATGTTAATCCAGCTTGGAATATAGGAACAAGACTTGCTAAGCATGAAAACATTTGTTTGCTTAATGATGATGTAATTGTAGATCTTAAATTATTCAGCAGAATGGATAAATTCTTACAACCTGGTATTGGTGTTTGTGGAATATGTCCTGGGCTTCAACAAGAGTTTGGTCATATTCCAATTACATCTGGTGAGATTGATCTTGTTCATAGTCCAATGCCATACAATCCCAGAATACATTTTGGCATGGGTACATTGATGTTTTATCCCAAGTCAGAATATATTCCAATTATTGATGGTTTAGATTTATACTGGGGTGACAACTACATATACGATACGTTATACTACAAACTTAATAGAAACTACCAAATTGTAAATACTTTCTACCATACACCATATGCTGTGACGACCTCAACGATTGCCAACTCTGGTGAGATTTTGTCACGAGAACATCAAGTGTACAACAGAGAAATGCCAAATATTTTAGAACAAATTCGTGTGGAAAATGTTTATCGCACTGGACTTAATTAATGTTTTGTGCTAATATAATTAAATGGAAAACAAATTAGAAATTCACATTAAACGTCTGTGGTTGGCATATCGTGCCTACCACCGAGCATCTGTACGTAATGGTTCAGACGAGCTGGAATATGCTGACGCCTGTACTAATAACTTTCTAGATTATCTTCGTAAATGTACAAAAGAAGGTGATTCTGTTTATGACTGGGGTGACTGGTCAGGAGCAATTGAGAATCAAATTCGAGTTATTATGGGATTTATAGAAATATACGATAAACCAATCAAGCGTGATAAGATTACAAATAAAACTCGCTGGTCACTCTAAGGAGAATAAAGCAGAACAATGCGTATCGATAACGACATCAAACTTGACTTTAAAGACGTTCTGTTAAGACCTAAACGTAGTACACTTACTTCTAGAAAAACAGTATCACTAGAACGTGAATATACTTTCCGCAATAGTCAACGTAACTATTGCGGAGTTCCTATTATTGCTGCTAACATGGACGGTGTTGGTACTCGTCGTATGGCAGTCGAGTTATCTAACTTCAATATGTTTACTTGTCTTGTTAAACATTATGCAGGTGAAGAACTAGTTGAGTTCTTTCATGATGCTTCTATAATTGATCAAGAAGTACAAGATCATACTGCAATGAGTGTTGGTATCAGTGAAGATGATTTAGAAAAGCTTCAGTTTGTTAACAATCACTGTAGTAAGTTAAAGTATGTTTGTGTTGATGTTGCAAACGGGTATACAGAACGTTTCATAGATGTAGTCAAACATATTCGTGATAATTATCCTTTACTTACAATCATTGCAGGTAATGTTGTAACAGGTGACATAACAGAGGAGCTGATCCTTGCTGGAGCTGATATCGTTAAAGTGGGCATTGGTCCTGGTTCTGTTTGCACTACCCGTATTAAAACAGGTGTTGGTTATCCGCAACTCTCAGCGGTTATCGAGTGCGCAGACGCTGCTCATGGACTTGGTGGGCATATCATTGCTGATGGTGGTTGTACTTCTCCTGGCGATGTTGCTAAAGCATTTGCAGCTGGTGCTGACTTTGTAATGCTTGGTGGTATGCTTGCTGGTCACGATGAAGGTGGTGGAGATATTGTTACTAAGTACTTAAGCACCGGTGAATGGTCGTATGATCGTGATTGGGATACTTACAAACCAATTACAGAAGAAAAGAAATTTGTTAAGTTCTATGGAATGAGTTCTAAGGCTGCCAATGACAAACACTTTGGTGGTCTTAAGGATTACCGATCTTCAGAAGGAAGAGAGGTACTCGTACCGTATAAAGGAAAAGCATCCGATACAGTACGAGATATTTTAGGTGGTTTGAGGTCTGCGTGCACCTACGTAGGAGCCTCAAAGTTGAAATACCTCAGCAAGTGTACAACATTTGTTAGAGTAACTCAGCAATATAATAATGTATTTGAAAGGAATACTATATGATTAATTTTTCAGAAGTAAATAAAAATCTAGCATTGAAATTAATGCTTGTCCATGTTTTCATTATTGCACTATCTAATTACATTGTTCAATTTCCATTAGAAATTTTTGGAATTAAAGCAGCATGGGCAATGTTTACATTCCCACTCGTTCTTGTTGCTACTGACTTGACAGTACGTCTCACTAATAAGCATCAAGCTCGAGCAGTTGTTGCATTAGCATTCATTCCTGCAGTTATTGCTAGTGGTTTGATTTCTGAATGGCGTATTGGTTTCGCTTCTGCATTTGCCTATCTTGTAGGTCAATTGTTTGACGTAACAATCTTCCAACGCATACGTGAAAAGTTTACTGTATGGTGGGCAGCTCCATTTGCTGCAAGCATTATCTCTAACATTGTTGACACATATGTGTTCTTTGGTACTGCTTTCCATAATGGTAGCAATGAGTACATGGCAGCTAACTGGCTTGCAGTTGCTAATGCTGACGTAGTATTCAAGATCATTGTAAGCCTTGCTATCATTCTTCCAACTTATGGTGTTCTTTTGAACTACTTACAAAAGCGTGTTCAACAAGACTAATAAATAATACCGGCAGGGGGTGCTTTCTGCACCCCCTTTTTTTATTATGAGGATGTGATGGGCGTAGATATTTCAGTTCTTAATTTTATTGCAGGCCACAAACAATTTGTTAAAGGTAACACCTTACAAATTGGTAGACAGGGTTTACATTATGCTGGTTCTTGGGCAGATAGATCAGGAAGAAAAGCTCAAATAAGTAATAAAATTTTATCTGACCATGGTATAACATTTACAGCAGAGCAGACTGTAGATGGTGGTGATGGTCATACTGAAAAGCTATTTAAAATGTTGGGTGCAGATACTGTCGATACTATTGACTATTCACCTTACGAAAATTGCTCAATTGTTCATGATTTAAATCTTCCAATCGATACTAAGTATCATAACAGCTTTGATTATATTTTAGATGCTGGTACAATTGAACACATTTATGATGTTAAGACAGTTATAGATAATTATAAAAACATACTAAGAGTTGATGGTGTAATTGCTATCCTCACTGTATGTAATAATTTTGCTGGACATGGGTTTTATCAATTTAGTCCAGAATTTTTCAGAACAATATTTTCTAGACAAGCTGGATTTGAAACTATTAGTTTAGATCTTTATGAGTTAACATCTGATGAGTCGTTTGAAGCTTATCAGGTTTCAGAACCTAGAAAAGGTGATCGCCAAGAATTTCAAACATCTCAGTTCCCCCACTACATTGCATTTGCTGCTAAAAAGATTGAACACATTGACACTACAAACTTCCAACAAAGTGACTATCTCAAGGCATGGGGTCAACTATGAATAATCTAGTTATTGGATCTATTACATCAAATTTAAATTGGGATCAATGTAAGCTGTGGGTTAACTCGTTGAACCAATCTGGTTATAAAGGTGATAAGTTAATTGTCATATTTGGTGATAATCAAGAACTGGAACAAAAGTTTCAACAAAATAATTTTGAAGTTGTTTCCTTAAGATATTTGGAACAACATGAGCACGTATGTGTTGTAAGGTTTTTTGTTTACTATGCAATCCTAAAAGATAGATTAGACAAATATAATTTTGTTTTAGCAACTGATGTCATGGATGTTATCTTTCAGAAAGATCCTTTTGAATTCTTAAATCGTTCTGGACATTATATTATTGCATCATCAGAAAACATCAAATATAAAGATGAGATGTGGGGTGCCAATAATGTAAGAACGGCATTTGGTGATGATGGTTATGATAGAGTAGAAGACAGATCAATATACAATGCTGGTGTGATGGCTGGACCAATTAAATATATGGTTGACCTTTACTTTTTAGCTAGTAAGATGTGTGAAGGTCTCCCACAACAAGTTCCAGGTGGTGGTGGGTCAGACCAAGCAGCTTATAACTTAATACTTTCTACAAAACCATTTATAGATATTACTAATTTTATTGGCCATGATTCAGGTTGGGCTTGTCAAGTTGGTACAGTAGCAGATCCATACAAAGACTACAGTAAAGTTAATATAGATCCCAATCCAACTTTTGTAGATGGTACAGCAAAAACATCAACAGGTGTTGACTATTTTATTGTTCACCAATATAATCGTAATCCTGTATGGAAGCGTGCTATAGAAGAAAAATATAAATGAAACAAAGTTTAATCTTTAGTGCTGTTGGTATACCTATTGAGTTTTATCCAGAAGCATATGATTCTGATAACCATTGGAGGTACACTAAGCCTGAGCGTTTATATGAAACTGTTCTCTACAGATATAACAATCTAGATGTTGAACCAAACACGTATGATTATATTAGTTGGAACAATACAGGCTTTAAATGGCAAATAGCTTATAAATTCTTGCAAGAGTTTGATTGGACTGACTATGAATATGTTGGTTTCTTCGATGATGATTTAATAACTGATATTAATAATATTAACAGAGCTATCAAGACTGCTTATGATAAACGTGTTAAGCTTTTTCAATTGTCTACATATAGAGGGTCTGAAAGTTCTCATGGTATCCTTCATCAACGTGAAGATCTAGAATATTCAATTACTGGTTTTATCGAGGGTATGTGTAACTTTGTACACACCTCATGTATTCCTACTTTATTGAAGCTATGGGATCTACACGATTTCAAGAGTGGGTATGGTTTTGATGTCATACTCACTAAAGTTCTAAAAGAAAAGGCTATGGTAGTTCATAGCAGTTCTGTTTACCATCCACCAGCTTCTTTCAAAGGTTACACTCCATCATACTATAAGGTAGATGAAGCTAACAGAGAGATGCATCATATATTTCAAAATGTTTATCCTGACTTTATGATGAAACAATATAATGAATATGTTTTGCCATTGTTTGGAATAGACTACTCAGTTTACGAAGAAGTGAAAAGGATTACAAATGACTAAAGATACATCTCATCTTGGAGGACACTATAACTTTACATCCATGTTTTTAGATGAATTGGATTTCATTAAGAACAAATATAATATCAAGAGTATGTTAGATATAGGTTGTGGTCTTGGTGGTATGGTTGAGTTTGCAAACTATATCGATATCTACAGCATTGGTGTTGATGGTGATAGCACTCTTGGTCAAAAACCATATGTAAAATATCATGACTTTAATGAAGGTCAATTGGAGTTGGATGAGAAGTTTGATCTTGTATATTCAATAGAATTTTTAGAACACGTCTACGAACAATATATGCCTAATTACATGCCTTTGTTCCAAAAAGCTAATTATGTTTTTGTTTCATGTGCAACACCAGGACAGGGTGGATATCATCATGTAAATGAACAATATAGAGATTATTGGATTGAGAAATTCGATGCGTATAATTTTTCATACGATCAAAATACTGTTGAAGAAATTATTGAAATAAGTAAAAATAAAGACTTCATGAAAAAGAATATGATGTTTTTTATTAACAACGAACCACATAAAAATATAGAATATAAAAAACCATTTGAAATAGAGAACATAGATAATATTATTCATGGAAGCATTTCTGAGTTTGTCAGACGTGGTGGAAAGGTTTAAGGGGAACAACATGCACGAGATGGAAACCAAAGTTCAAGGTAGAAGCTATACAAGTAATCATGTTAAGCTTCTCAAGCATATGGATAGGCTTTCTATTATCCAAAAAGGGGGACGACCAAAGCCAGTAATGTTTCATATGTCACCTTGCAATCCTTGCAACTTGACTTGCTCTTTCTGCTGCTTTGCAAATCGCAACTTGAAGGAAATGCTTACTAAGGAACAAATGATCAAAGCTGTTGATCAGTTTGCAGAACTTGGTGTTCTTGGTATGGAATTCACAGGTGGTGGTGAGCCTACACTTCACCCTGATCTTAACTTTATGATTGATTACATTCATGCTAAAGGAATTAAGATTGGTATTGTTACCAACGGTTCTCGTCTAAAGAAGATTAAGAACTGGGATAAGGTATCATGGGTACGTCTTGGTATGTACGGATTTGATGAAGGCTATGATTATGATCTTTCTGTGTTTGAAGGTCTTACTAACATTGAAATCTCAGCTGCATATGTGTGGGATGGTGCATTAGAGACGTCTACCAATCCTAACATTACTGGACAATGGACAGAATCAAATAGCGAACTTGCAGGTAAGAAGATTCTTGCAAAGAATACCTATAAGGAAGAAAACTTTATTCGTATGCTTAAGTGGGTAGAAGAGAAGAAGATACCTTGCCGCATTGCATTTAATGCTATCAAGGATCCAAAGGAAACTGCTAAGGACATTGAAAAGATTCGTGGCATTCTTAACAACTTCGAAGCAGAGAATGGTCCATTAAAGTTTGCATTCCTTTCAGACTTTAACTTTAAAGGTACTCGTCGTAACGATAACTGCTACATGCATATGGTTAAGCCTTGCGTGTTTACTGATGGTAATGTTTATGTTTGCCCATCAGCAGAACTTGCACCTGAGAATGGTTACCACGTTAATGCTGAGTTTAAGATTGCAGACATTGATGGTATCTTAGATTACTATAACTCAATTGATGGTGATATTAGTACAAAGCGTAGACATCATGCTTGCTCATTCTGTAAGTATGCTCTTCAAAACGAACTTATTGATGACATCGTAACAGAAACAAGACACAACGAATTTGCTTAAGGATTTTTATTATGAATCTATTTGATGAAAAATATTATGAAGATGGTATCAATAATCATATTAGTGGTTATGAAAACTATCGCTGGATGCCTGAGCGTACAATTCGTGAAGCAACATCTATTATCGAGAAGATTAACTTTGAAACTGTACTAGACTTTGGTTGTGCAAAGGGGTTCATGGTATATGCTATGAGACTTCTTGGTAAAGACGCTTATGGTGTTGATATTTCTGATTATGCTGTTAAAGCAGGAATGCCAGAGGTAAAAGAATATCTCAGTGTTATTAATGGCGTTGATGATATCAAAGGTAACTATGATCTTATTATGGCAAAAGATGTTCTTGAGCATGTACCTTATGATGTACTTCCAAGTATCTTAAAAGCATTCCGTATTCGTTGTAGAAACATTCTAGTTGCTGTACCATTGGGTGACAACAAGAAGTTTCGTATCCGTCAATACGAAATGGATATTACTCATGTTATCAGAGAACCTGAAGAGTTCTGGTTAAAGGCTTTAGGTGATGCTGGGTTTAAGATTAAGTTCTTTGATTATCAGATGGGTCATCTTAAAGGTAACTGGACAAAGACTCATCCTTTTGGCAATGCATTTATTGTTGCGGAATAATGGAACATTTTTATCAAAATATACAAGGTTTTTGTAACTACGAGAATTTATACAACGATATTCTAGATTTAATACCAGATAATTCTAAATTTGTAGAAGTGGGTGTCTGGAAGGGTAAATCTATTAGTTATGCAGTTGTTGAGTCAATTAACAAAAACAAAAATATTAATTTTTACTCAGTAGATACATTTAAAGGTTCTCCAGGAGAGCCTGTTCTAGAGTATCATCCCTCAGTAGTTAATAAGACACTATATCAAGAATATTTAAGAAATATTAAGCCTATAATGAATTATATTACTACAATACCTTATGATAGTATTTCTGCAGCAAATAGATTTGTTGATAGAAGTATAGACTTTGTTTTTATAGATGCATCTCATAAGTATGAAAATGTTAAAGCTGATATTCTAGCTTGGTTACCAAAAATTAAAATAGGAGGATTCATTGGAGGTCATGATTATGACAGCAATCCAGATAATCCCGATCATGGCGTATACTTAGCTGTTAATGAAATATTTGGGAGAGAAAACATTAATGCGTACTATAATGGTGGTTGGTCAAGTTGGTTATATGGGGTTACAGAATGAGTAAGAATGTTTTAATTACTGGTGGTGCAGGGTTTGTTGCTCACCACGTTGTAGATTATTTTTTAACTAATACTGATTGGAATATAATTACATTAGATCGTTTAGATTTTTCTGGTAACTTAAATCGTCTTCATGATTTAGTAAAAGACAACCCTAACAAGCATAGAGTAAAGATAGTATATCATGACCTCAAAGCAGCTATTACTCCTCTCACTGCTTCCCGTATTGGTCCAGTTGATATTATTGTTCATCTGGCCGCTGGTAGTCATGTCGATAGGTCTATTGATTATCCCATGGAGTTTGTTCTTGATAATGTTGTGGCAACATGTAATATTCTAGAATATGCTAGAGGATGCAATGGATCATTAGAAAAGTTTATCTACTTCTCAACTGATGAAGTATTTGGTCCTGCACCACATGGTGTTAACTACGATGAATATGATCGTTACAATTCTACTAATCCATACTCAGCAACAAAAGCTGGTGGTGAAGAGTTAGCAGTAGCTTACCACAATACATACAAACTTCCTATCATTGTTACTCATACAATGAATGTATTTGGTGAAAGACAGCATCCAGAAAAGTATATTCCTAAATGTATTAAGAAGATTAGAGATGGTGAAACAATCACAGTACATTCTGATGCATCAAAGACTATACCAGGAAGTAGACATTATATTCATGCTATAGATGTTGCTGATGCAATTATGTTTCTGATTAATAATGCAGAAACAAACAACGATCCTAACGACACAACTACTAGTGGTGTAAAGTGTCCTAAGTTTAATATTGTTGGTAAGCAAGAAATAAATAATCTACAGTTGGCTCAAATTATTGCTGATAGCCAGGGTAAAGAATTGAAGTATGAACTAGTAGACTTCCATTCTTCTCGTCCTGGTCATGATCTGAGATATGCTCTTAGTGGTGAAAGAATGAAGGCAATGGGTTGGGAACCAAAAATTGAATTGACTGAAAGAATTAAACAAGTTGTTGATTGGACACTAAGTCGACCTGATTGGCTTATTACATAAGGAATACAGAATGAAAAAGTTATTATTAGCTTTACTATTTTTTCCAACACTAGCATTTGCTAACCCTATCGATGATAAGTGTCCACAACACGTTAAGTGGGGTGCACCAGTACCAGTAGTAAAGGAAAACATTCAGTATCTTTGTCGTACTGGTTATGCTGTAGCCTATAGTACAACTTACAAGAATCCTCTTTATGTTGCTGAACACGTCTCTAAAACTCGTATTGGTGAAGAACCTCGTACAGAAGACTTTAGACCTGACCCGGAAATTAAACCAGAGTTTCAATCAACTCTACAAGATTACAATGGTGCTGGATATGATCGTGGCCATATGAGTCCAGCAGCTAACAATGGTTCTAACAAACAAGCTATGTCAGAGTCATTTCTTCTCTCCAATATGGTTCCACAGAATCCTGGCAACAACAGGGGTATCTGGAAACAGTTAGAAGTTTTTGTCAGAGACTGGGTTGTCAAAGGTGAAGATCTTTATGTTATCCAAGGGTCAATTTATGACAATGGCTACAAAACAATTGGTCCAAACAAAGTGGCAGTGCCAACAAGACTATTTAAAATAGTTATAGATCCAACTAATAAAAAGATGATTGGGTTTATATTTCCCAACGAAAAGTTGGAAGTAAAAGACCTTCCTAAGTATGTGGTTTCAGTGCAGAAAATCGAGCAGGAAACAAAGATTGATTTTAGTCCAATGATTCCAGGTGATCTTAAAATCCTGGAAAACACCGATCCTGATAAAAAACAGTGGACTAATTTACAATAATTAGATAGAATAAATATTCTATCGTGTCCCTTCTGGCACGAGAAGCATTGGGAGAGAATCCTAATGTCAACCAAAGGAAGAAAAATGAAGAAAGTACTATTAGCCCTCGTAATAGGGGTTAGTATGTCTTCTGCATCATACGCCGTTGATAAGCCGAAAAATACATCGTACGACAAACAAGATATAAAGTTACTAGTAGATATAATCGCAGAAAGACATAAAGTTCCAAACGACCTTGCGCATGCGATCGTCAGCTTGGAATCTAATTATGATCCCACTGTCACAGGCAAACTAGGTGAAATTGGCCTTGGCCAGATTCGCTGTGGTACAGCTAAGTCAGAAGGGTTCAAGGGTAAGTGTACTGAACTTTACAAACCTGAAGTAAACTTAGAGTATAGCATGGCATATCTTCGTTATGCTTTGGATAGAACGAACAACGATATCTGCAAAGCAGCATCGTTTTATAGCAGTGGTCAGATCCCAAGATCAAACAAGACCGCATACTGCAGAAAAATGCTTACCCATCTACAATGAAAAAATTATTAGCAGCTCTTATTATATGTCTGTTGCCTGTCAAGGTGTTAGCTTTTGAATTGACATTATCCGTCGATTTCAATGGAATGTTTGCTAAGCAGCCAGACATCATTAAGGTAGCCATGGACTTCAATGGTTATAATGCTAGTAAGAATAGAAAAGAGCTAAAAGAAATTTTAGACGTAGACCCAGTACAAACACCTTGGTGTGCTGGGTTTATTAATTATGTTTTAGACAAAGCTGGTTATTATACTACCAACAACCTATCAGCCGCTAGTTATCATAACTATGGTATGAGAGTCAAAGAACCACAGCCTGGTGATATAGTTCTGTTAAAAAGATCTGGTGGTAGTGGAAGGCATGTTGCATTTTTTTATGGATATCATAATGAAAATGGAGTAAGGTATATTCAGTTGTTGGGTGGTAATCAAGACAAATCAGTTAACATTACTGCCTATCCGGAAGAACTTGTCGTTGACATCAGAAGACCTATTAAGAAATTTGGATAATAAATAATGTTTTACATTTACCCTGAAAAGGAAACAAGAATGAAAGATACATGGGGCTATCATCTTTTGCTTGATTGCACAAGTGGTGATGTACAACTTATTAGTTCAAAAGAAAATGTTTACAAGTTTATTAAAGAGCTTGTTGTAGCTATTGATATGGTTGCATTTGGTGAACCATGGATAGAAAGATTTGCTACTCATGATCTTTCTAAGTCAGGTATTTCTTTTTGTCAAATGATTGAGACATCAAATATTACAGGACACTTTGTTGAGTCAAATGGCAACTTCTATATCGATGTGTTCTCATGTAAGCCATTTAATAATGACACAGTAATTGAAACTGTTGATAAGTATTTTAAACCAGAAAAAGTTCGTATGCATTACATCTCTCGTGATGCATAATAATTGACGCGGGGTAGCGCAGAAGAAGAGCGTCGGACTCATAATCCGAAGGTCGATGGTGCGAATCCATCCCCCGCAACCATTATATTATAGGTGACCTATGAAAATTGAGCATGCATATATTTTATACATTGATACTCCAGATGCTATTAAGTATATGGAAGAATGTAAAGCTTCGTGTGAACAACATGGTATTCCTGTAACACCATTTCTTGGTATGAAGCTTCCTACATCAACTCAAGAAATATACAATAAGTGGGGATTTAGAGTCGATCCTAGAGTTGATGAACATGCTGTAATCAATCCTAATCATCCTAATCTCAAAGAACACACTGTTTTTAATATTTGGTTTAAAGAACAATTGTGTTTAACTGGTCATCTTGCGATATGGAAAAAAGTATATAACGAACACAAAGGTGCTGTTGCTGTGTTTGAACATGATGCTTTAGTTAAAAGAAACTTTTTGGATATTGATGTAGAAGATGATCAATGGACGTTTTTAGGTTTCAGAGTTGATCATAGAGATGATTATGAATGTATTGATGAACCATTTGTAAAGGTTCCAGTCAATAAGTTTGAAGGAACACATGCTTATGCTATTACTCCAAACACAGCAGCTCATTGTCTTTCAGCTTTAGATAGATGGGATGGAAACAGAGGTTATCTTCCACTTGGAGTTTCAATCGATCATATGATGGGAATTCAAAATGGATTTCAATTTCCACTTATGGTAGTAGATCCTGCTCCAGTAATTGTTCCTTTGGAAAACAAAAAATCTCATACACAGCCTGAAGAAAAGTCAGCTAGATATAATATGATTCCTCCAGATGGATTCTTAAGAGGTATTAAAGAGTCTGCAATTGACAAATATCAAATTGATGAAAAGAATGGATGGTTGATGATATCATGAAAGTATCACTTGGAAAATACCCTAGAAAGTTTAATACTGAACGTAAAATAAAGATTCAGATTGACAAGTGGGATACCTGGTCAATGGATCATACTCTTTCTCTTATCATTCATCCTTTGCTTGTACAGTTACAGGCTACAAAGCACGGTGCACCTCTAGTTGATGATGAGGATGTTCCAGAAGAACTTCGTTCAACATCTGCACCACCATTGAAACACGAACATGATACTGATGATAATTTTCACAAACGTTGGGATTGGGTTCTGGATGAAATGATCTGGACATTTGCACAAAAGATTGATGATAATGCAGATGATCAGTTTCATTCTGGTGAAACAGATATACTTTGGAGACAAGTTGACATCGATGGTAATGTAGTCAATGATACACTTTATAAGTCAGGTGAAGAACCTTTTACAGCAAAAAAAGATGATAATACTTTTTGGGAAATGATAGAAGGTCCAAATCATACTCATAAATTTGATAAAGAAGGCTGGGAGAAATGGAATGCAAGAAAATCAAACGGTTTCAGACTTTTCGGCAAATACTTTGAGGCACTCTGGGACTGAACTACCTTATAATTATTCAGTAGATCAAATGAAAAAGGCAGCATTTGTTGATGAACTAAACTATGCCAAGATATACTTTGAGAATTCTGTTGCAAAAGATTTCATTATAGAGTATCTTAGTATTAGGATTGATGAGATAAACAAAAGGTACAAGTGACATGCCAACTATTACACAAACAGTTGATGTTGATTTTGACTTAGATGATATTGATGACTATGATCTTGTAGAAGAAGTGAGAAGCCGAGGGTTCACAGTATATGAACCTGGTGATGGAGATGATGAACTCATTCATACCATTCAAGATCGTGGCTATACTGTTTATGGTAAACTTCATCATAAAGATGATGATATTACAAAACTATATACAACTTATATGACTACATCACCAGAGTTCTTTGAAAAAGAACTTAAAAAATATTTTCGTGAGAAATTAAACGTAAACCTTTATTGAGATGGTCGCTTAGCTCAGCTGGACAGAGCAACGGATTTCTAATCCGCAGGTCAGAGGTTCGAATCCTCTAGCGATCGCCAATATGCCCTCGTAGACCAACAGGCAGAGTCAGGAGACTTAAAATCTCCGTAGTATCAGTTCGAATCTGATCGAGGGCACCATTTTAGAAAGATACATTATGGCAAAATTTATTAAACTAACTAACGATACTGAAGCACATAAAGGTAATCCAATCTATATTAATGTGGACCACGTCACTGCAGTATATGAAGTTGCTAATCCTCCTGGAGGGTTCAAAACATTTGTATTTGGTGGTCATACAGGAGTTCAGTGGGAAGTTGAAGAGTCTCCTAAAGATGTTATTAATAAATTAGAGAGTATTGTTTATGATTCATGAATATGTTGTAAAGAAAAAACCCTTTATTCAAAAAGCAATTCAATTTACTAAAGAACTTACAGACGAAGAACTTCGTCGTTGGTCAGATGATCATGCGTTTATCACACAACTAGATCGCGATGATGAACCTTGTGTTATGATTTTAACACTCGAAGGTGCAATGAAAGCTCATTATGGTGATTATATAATGCAGGGTGTAAATGGTAATGACTATTACCCTGTAAAAGAATCAATAATGATTAAATCATATGAGTTCTTGAGGGATTGATATGAGTGCAAACATAGTAGCTGTAACAAGACCAACCAGTGGTCTTGGAATTGACGACTTCATTGCATATGTTGCAAGAGTATCAAATCCTTCTAATCAAAACAATACTGAGACATCTGGTCGTTTAATTAAATACCTTGTTAATAATAAACATTGGTCTCCTTTTGAACTTGTTCATGTTGTTATGGAAATTGAAACAACTCGTGACATTGCTAGACAGATTCTTCGTCATCGTAGTTTCACATTTCAGGAGTTTAGTCAACGTTATGCAGATCCAACCAAAGATCTCGGGTTCACCACTCGTGAAGCGCGTCTCCAAGATACAAAGAATAGACAAAACTCAATTGAATTCAATGATGAAGAACTCCAAGGAACATGGGAGCTTCTCCAACAAAACTCAATCAACTACTCTCGAGAGATCTATAAATGGGCAATTGAAAAAGGAATTGCCAAGGAACAAGCTCGAGCAGTCCTTCCAGAAGGTCTTACTGTTTCTCGCATGTATATGTCTGGCTCTCTTCGTTCTTGGATTCATTATTGCCAACTAAGATGTGCCAATGGTACACAGAAAGAACATCGTGAGATTGCTATAGATTGTTGGTATAAGATAATGGAATTGTTTCCTAGCCTAAAAGAACTAAATCTAATAGATAAATGATGTTGACTTTGTCAGCAAACTATACTAATATAATCTCAAAGGGAATACAATGATTAAGTTCAAAAATAGTAAGCTGGTATTGAAAAAAGATCTTGACAAGTTGAAAAGTCTTGCCAATTTTGTTTTAGATAAATTTTTTACACAAAATAGAAAGAAAAAGCTTCATATCGATATTGTTTTTGTAAAAGACTTATTTAAAAACAACAATACTTATGCAAATTGCGTTTGGGAAGATGATTATAAAAGACCAAACGAGTTTACTATTCAAATGGACCCAGATCAAAGGATTCAACTTTTACTAAATAGCTTAGCTCATGAATTGGTTCATGTCAAACAATGGGCTAAGGGAGAGTATTACGAGCTTGTGAGTAAGCCAAAAGTCTACAAGTTTAATGGTAAACTAGTAGATACTCAGAAGGTCGATTACTGGGATACGCCCTGGGAAATCGAAGCCCATGGTCGTGCAATCGGGTTAGTCGTTCAGTGGGTTAGAAAAGCTAAACTCACTGACAAAAATTTAGTTGTAGAAGGCTAATCCCTAACTTTAACCAAGGAGTAATTAATGAAGAAGCTACTTATTACTGCAGCCGCTATTGCTTTTGCAACTGGCGCATATGCTACAGACCTTCCTAATAAGAAGGCCGCTCCTGCAGCAACTGCAGCAGCACCTGCAGCATCTGCAGACAATACGATTTCAGCTGGATATGGTTTCGACTATAATACAGGTGAATATAGCAAGTCAACTGCTACTAACTATTCTGTAGCATACTCACGTAATCTCGGCGGTGGCTTTTCAGCAGGCGTTGCAGCTGGAACATCACAGGCAGCTGATGCCGGAGCATTGAAGCAGACTATTGAAGCACAAGCTGGCTATAAGCTTCCAGTTTTTGCTGGTTTCACTGCTAAGGCTGGTGCAGGCATTGGTCAAAGATTTACCAGTGGTGCCAATTATGGCTACTATGCACTTCGTGCAGGTATGGACTATAGCCTTACTGACAATATTGTCATTAATGCAGCCAACTATCGTTACCGTAACTCATTTGATGCTGCATACAGCTATGAGTCACAACAAGTTGGTACAGGCTTGACTTACAAGTTTGCTAAGGATCAATCAGTAAACGTTTCAGCAGCTCGTTCTTATGACAAGAGCTGGACAGCTACTGGTGATTCAGTAACAGTAGGTTATGCACTTAATTTCTAATATATTAAAGGGGGCAGAGATGCCCCCTTTTTTTATATCTGATGTCTAAAAAAGTAACTCGATTTTAATAAAACTTTAATAATTGTTTTATACATATGCGAACTCAAGCTATACGCTTGAGTTGTTTTTTTAACCAAGGAGTTAACATGTTAAAGAACATTCTTGCCGTAATTGGATCTATGTTTATTGCTACTTCAGCCTTTGCAGGTGAAGTTAATGGTGCAGGCGCTACATTCCCACAACCAATTTATGTAAAGTGGGCAGATAGTTTTAAGAAAGAAACTAACAACTCTGTAAATTATCAGGGAGTTGGTTCTGGTGCAGGTATTAAGCAGATTGATGCAAAGACAGTTATTTTCGGTGCTACTGATATTCCAGTAAAGCCAGAGGACCTTGAAAAGAAAGGTCAAGTACAGTTTCCTATGATCGTTGGTGGTATCGTTCCTATCTTTAATCTTAAGGATGTAGAACATCTTACACTTACCACTGACATCTTAGCAAAGATTTATTCAGGTAAGATTACAAAGTGGAACGACAAAGAAATTGCTGAGATCAATCCAGGTGTAAAGCTTCCTGATATCGGTATTATTAAGATTCGCCGTTCAGATGGTTCAGGTACAACATGGAACTTCACAAAGTATCTTTCAGAAGCAAATGCTGATTGGAAGAAAAACTATGGTTTTGGTTCTACAGTAGAATGGGCTGGAAACACAATAGGTGGTAAGGGTAATGATGGCGTTGCTAACAACGTAAGCCAAACTAATGGTTCAATCGGTTATGTCGAATATGCGTTTGCAAAACAAAATGATTTGCAAGTTGCAGATATGATTGGTACAGATGGTAAGAAAGTATCACCAGGTCTTAAGGCATTTCAGACAACTTGGCCAATGGTTGCAACTTCATATATCGTAATGCATAAGCAGAACGATGATTCAGCTGCAGTTGCTATTGCAAAGAAATTTTTTGAATACGGACTTTCACACGACAAAGATGCCGAGGCATTGGACTATATTCCTCTTACAGCTGCACAGAAAGCTGATGTGAAGAAAACCCTTCAAAACATTCAGTAATTTTGGCTGTTGACTTTTTAACAGAAATCCCCTATTATTATAATATCTGTAATAGGGGATTTTTCTATGTTCCAACGTAATGCCAAAACACACAAAGCAGCTCTTTCTGATTCTGACAAGATCTCATATAAGTCATTGGTAGAGTTCTGTAAGAAGGCTAGGATTGATCTAGAAAATGCTGGTGAAGAAGACTCTGCTCTTCGGTTTGAGGTGCTAGAAGAATGGCTTCGTAATGACTTCAAGGGGTCATTTATTTACAGTTCCAAGATGATTGGTCTGTAAGAATTTCATATAAATTGAATGAAAGAGGGTAGAGATACCCTCTTTTTTTGTTTCGATAAATAAATGATCTAGTTGTAGGAGACCATTTATGAAGACGTTTTCACATTTTATAGAAGAAAGTTATGCGTTAGAACTAACTGAAGGTAGTAAACCTATCCAATCTCGTGGAATGTCTGCAGAAAGACATACTAAGCAGTACATTACTCCATATCTTCCTGGAAATGAAAAACACGCAGAAGGCACTCATACGATGGCTTCTGACCATGAAGGATTGAGTTCAGGTGACAAAGTAACAATTCATAGTCATGAAGTCGTTGATGGTGTTCATCATGCAGTCGTGTCAAAAGCTGGATCTAACAAAAAAATTAAGATTCCTACAAACAAATTAATCAAGCCAACAACTAGAAAAAATAAAGGTTTAGAGCAAGAAGCTGGTCTAGTTAAACATCTTAATGGTCACGGATTGATGCAGGGTGGTGGTGCTGGTTCTACAGCAGGAAATGATTTTCATCTATTAGATAAGCGTGGTGGTAAAACTAGAAAAATTTCAGGTTCTGCTGGACATAACACCGAGAATGAATTAGGTATTCATGGTGAACATAAATCAGACATTAAGTCTACTGCATTTGGTCAAATTACTCTTTCTAGACATCCTAAAACAGGCAAATGGCATATCGATGATAAGGCAAGAGCTAAGCGTCCTGAATATGCAAAGCACGTTGAAAGTGCTACAATAACAGTTAACGGTAAAAAGAAAAACCTTATTGACCATCTCAATGAAACAGAACCTCATGGTACTTCTAATAAGTCAGGTTTCCATTCTGATGAAACACATAACTTAGAACCTGCTCATTCGTATATGAGAGATCATCATGTTGACGTTGTTCACATTGACTCGCATGGTACTTTCAGAGCTGGTCATAGTGCACAAAACGATCGTCATAAGACTGGACTTCCTTCAATGGAAGGAACTGGTCGTTTTAGAGTTAGACAAAAGACTGATAATGTCAATAAAAGAACTGTCCAATTTGAAGTAAAAAAATTAAATAAGTCTAATGTTAACATTGGTACTGATGAAGGTGCTAATGAAATGAAAAAGAGACTTGGACACTAATATGAAAACATTTCTCAATTATATTATAGAAGCACGTGGTCCAGCATCATCTGTAGATGAAGAAGAACTTACTCATCTCACTCATGCAAAAGAATTACATTATTCAGATCCGTCACATGCTAAGACTGGTTTGGATCTCATTAAACAATTTCACAATCATAGACAAGGTAAGCCTAGCACAATTAAAGCATCACTAAAGACTGATGGTGGTGCTTCAGTTCATATCATTCATGATGAACATGGTGTAGGTGTTACTGATAAGCATAGATGGGCAAGAGGTATTGTTGCAAGAACACCTCAGGAAGTAGATCAGCATTTTGGTCATGCTCCTGAATATGCAGCATCAATGAAGCATCTTCTTGCACACGGCCATGAATTTGTTAACAAAGGTCATCATGTTCAAGGTGACTTGTTACATACACCAAAAGACAAGGTTGAATCTAAGGCTGGTAAGATCTCTATTACTCCAAATAGAATCACTTATAAAGCAAAGACGAAAGCACCACTAGGTGTTGCTATTCATACAGAGATTCATGGAAGAACAGCAAAGGCACTATCAAAGGGTGCTTTGAGACATAGCGATCATGTATTTGTTCCAGAAGCAGAATATAAATCACATCCTGAATCTTATTCTAAAACAGATAGAGATGCAACAGAACATCACTTAGCTGCTGCTGAGAAACTACTTAAGGGTCACTCAACGAAGCATTTGACACCAGAACATGTTGCTCATTTTACAACATATATGAATAGCACAACACGTAACAATACTCTACCTACAGTAGAAGGCTATAAGAAGCATCTACAAGCAGTTGGTGAAAAAAAGGCATCTAAATTGAAGACTGCATCTGCTCAACAAAGAGTTCGTGATCAACATGCAGCTATGATTTCTCATATTGATAAACATGCAGAACACTTTCAAAAGTCAATCGACATTCACCATCATCTAGAACAAGCAACTGAGCATGTACTTAAGGGTGTAGAACATCCTGATATGGAAACATCGATCGATGGCAAGAAGTCACAAGGTGAAGGTGTTGTTCTTCAAAGAAACGGAAGACCAGTAGCTAAATTGGTTCCAAGAAAAGTATCAACAGCAATATTGAATAATCCTAGATTTGGAAGAGGATAAATTTTGTAATGGCACAGTATCGTGTAGACTCTAATAAGTTTCTTGCCGACAGTACAACAATGTTTGAAGTTGTACAGCTTGCTGATAGATACGGCAATCTTATTGGAGGTGCTAATCCATCTGGTATGGCAGTAGATGCTTTCGGTCGTATGAGAGTATCCAATCCTCAAACACTATTTGAGTCGTTTCATCGCTACCATGATAATGGTAAATGGTCTACGGCTAATTCCGCTACTGCAACAGTTGTATTAGACTCCAATGCATCTTTAATGCAACTTACTGTTGATACGACATCAGGTGCATATGCATATAGAGAAACAAACAGAGTGTTTGCATATCAACCTGGTAAGTCATTACAAATATTTGAATCCTTTGTGTTTAATCCTGCACAAGCAAACTTAGTACAAAGAATTGGATATTTTGGTTCAGATAATGGTTTATATCTAGAACAAGCTAACACAACTATTAATTTAGTAAAAAGAAGTTCTTCTAACGGTACATTAGTAGAGACAAGAGTACCACAATCTCAATGGAATATGGATACTCTTTTAGGTAATGTAAATTCATCACCATCTCATATAACTCTAGATCTTACTAAAACTCAAATTTTATTTACTGATATTGAATGGTTAGGTGTCGGCACAGTAAGACAAGGATTTGTGATTGACGGTCAACTAATACATTGTCATTCTTGGAATCATGCTAATAATTTAGATAATACATATATGACTACAGCATGTCTTCCTGTAAGACAAGAAATATTTAATATAGGAACGACTGCTGCAAATAGCACATTAAAGTGCATATGCTCTACTGTAATATCTGAAGGTGGTTATGCATCGAGAAGTAGTAGACAAAGAACACTAGGACAGGATCCAGCAAATACAATTACAATGGCTACTGCTGGTACTTACTACCCTCTAGTTTCTATAAGATTAAATCCAGTTCATTTAGACGGTATAGCAGTACCTAGAAATATATCAGTTTTACCTACTGCACAAGGTAATTATCGTTTTAAGCTAATACAGGGTGCAACTATTAACGGTGCAGTATGGACTGATTTTGCCTCTGATTCTGTTGTTCAATATAATGCTAATACATCTGCAACTTTAACAGGTGGTACTACAATTACTTCAGGTTACGTACCAGTCACTGCACAAGCAACAGGTGTTATAAATTTAGATCCGGATTTGTTTAGATTTCAGTTAGAAAGAAATAGTTTTACTAGCACTCCTACTACTTTTACATTGGCTATTACATCAGATGGAGCAACTGATACAGCAGTTGGATCAATGGACTGGGAAGAAATAACTTAATAAATATAAAATAAACACTAGGAAAACAGATGCCAGAATACAACGATCCACAATCAAATAAGGTAACTTCTGATACCAAGCCTTTGAAAAAAGGTAAGACAGAAGTTGTTAAGGACATTATTTCCAAAGGAAAAACAATGACTGGCCAAAAGCCAGATGAAATCATTTTGAATCCAGTCCTTGAAGCTAAGGAAAAAAGAGCTGTATTTGCATTTGGTCGTTTTAATCCTCCTACAACTGGACATGAAAAATTAATCCATAAAGTTGAGGATACTGCAAAGTCACAGGGTGCTGAAGCTCATATCATTGCTTCGCATACTGAAGGTAATGCAAAGAATCCACTTCCTAAGGAAAAGAAAGTAGAGTATCTTAAAAAGATTGCATCAGAAGGTACTAATGTTACAGGTTCTTCTTCTGAACATCCTACTCTTCTTCATCATCTTGCCAACCTTCATAAGAATGGTATTCACCATATTACTATGGTTGCAGGGGACGATAGAGTAAAAGAATATCATGATTTGATTCACAAATATAACGGTGTTGAAGGTCGTCACGGTACATTCAACTTCAAGTCAATAAATGTTGTTTCAGCTGGTGCTAGAGATCCTGATGCAGAAGGTGCAGAAGGTATGTCTGGAACTAAGATGCGTGAACATGCTCGTTCTGGAAACACAAAAGAATTTAAAAAAGGCTTACCAAAAGCATTGCATCCTCATGCAAAAGAAATTATGAATCAAATTAAATCAGTTAAAGAAGAGGTAGACGATTTATTTGATAATTTCATTATAGAAACTGCTATCGATAAGATTGGTCAAATATACGATCAGGTTATTCAAGAAGCATATGATGAAGACAAAGAAAATGCTAAGATTAAGAGCGTTAGTCATTCTAACACTCATGACAGAGATGATGGAAAATCAGAAAGAACTCTTCTTTATAAAAACGATACTCCTGGTGAACCAAAATCATCCAAAGTAAAAGAAGATATCAATAATACATTTGAAGCCTGGGTAGATGATGAAAACCCTGAGCCAAAGAATAGAGAAGTTGTTAATCGTCACGGTCAAGATCGTAAAAAAATTGTATTAGTACCACGTGGTGATGCTGATAGAAAAGATTGTGATAGACCATACCGTCAACAAGAAGTACAAAAGAAAATTGTAGACGAAGGTAAAAAACTTACACCATGGGAAAAAATGACTAGAGCTATGCCTAGACTCAAGGATAGTGAAGAAAGAGCACAAGCTGCAAAAGCTGGTCTTCAACAAGCTGGTAAAGATTACCAAGCTATTCTCGATAGAGAAGCAGAAGCAAAAAAAAAGACTAATGAATCTGTAAATTCTATAGGTGGTGTTAGAGGTATGGGTCACGTATCAGGAAGTCCTGATGGTGACGGCAGTGGTTATGTTGGTCAAAACATAGCTGATGCTGATACTCGTGACAATATTATAAAAAATCACATTAACACTCATTTTGCATTACATATGAGTGATCAGAAGGTTACTAAAGAAGAAAAACTAAACGAAGATCTACGTAAGTGGTTTAAAGATAAGTGGGTCCGCATGGACACCAAAGGTAACATAAAGGGCGATTGTGCAAGAGAGCCTGGTGAGGGTAAACCAAAATGTCTCCCTCTTGCAAAAGCACGTGCTATGGAAAAGGAAAAAAGAGCAGCTGCTGCACAAAGAAAAAGAAGAGAAGATCCTGTAGCAGATCGTCCTGGTAAAGGTGGTGCTCCTGTTAATGTAAGAACAGAAGAATTTGAATACATTGAAGAAAAGAATAAACCAACTAATCCTTCACTATGGGCTAGAGCTAAATCATTAGCTAGAAGTAAATTTGATGTTTATCCATCAGCTTATGCTAATGGATGGGCTGCAAAATGGTATAAGTCAAAAGGTGGTGGTTGGAAATCAGTCAACGAAGATAATAATGTAATTAAGCAATTAGAAGATAAACTAAATGTTGCTACTGATAAGTCATATGATGGCATCGATCAAATAATGAGACAGGTTGCAAATGAAAATAACATTGATGTACATGACTTACATGATATGTGGGTAAAGGAAACAGGTATTACTCCTGATCAGTATGTTAAGGAAGCAAGAATATATTTTGGCAAGAATAGGGAAAGATATGCTGCTCAAAGAAAACCACTTTCTCCTGAAGCAGAAAATATACTCAAGAATGCTGAAACTAAAATATCACAATCTGCTGTTCCTTCAAAACAAGCTATAAAAGATCGTCAAACTAAAACTCGTTCAGACTACGAAAAAGAAATTCCTTCAGATTACAAACCTAAACTTCATAAGGATTAATAATGAAAACGTTCAAGCAGTACTCAGAAGATAATGGTTGCCTACTTGATGAAGAACTTGAAATTCATGAGTTGATTGAAGAAGAGTTTCTTGTATCAGGTGATGAGCTTTATGAAGATTGGGGTGAACCTTTAGAAGAAGCAGAAAAAGGTGGTCGTAAGGTTTCTTTGGGAAAACCGTTCCTGACACCAGGTGGTCCAAAGAAGAGAGCTGTTTATGTTAAGAATGAAAACGGCAACGTAGTAAAAGTCAACTTTGGTGATCCCAATATGACTATTAAGAAGAATATTCCATCACGTAGAAGATCATTCCGTGCTAGACATAATTGTGATAATCCAGGCCCACGTACAAAGGCTAGATACTGGAGCTGTAAAGCATGGTAAAGACATTTAGAGAATTCTTAGATGAACTCTATGTAAGAGATCCATCAGGGAAGATCATTAACATTAGAAAACAAAAGTACCGCGGTGCAGATATGAAGATGCACAAAGCATATCCAGGAAAAAGTTCAAGTTCTGGTGGCGGTGGCGGAGGCGGTAGTGGCGGCTCCGGTGGTTCAGGTAACGGAGGAGCATAATGGAACAACTATTAGAAAAACTTAAGGTATTACACGCTACCAACTTTTCATTTTATCTTAAATTACATTTCTTTCATTGGAATGTAACTGGTCCTAATTTCCCACAATATCATGAGTTCTTTGAAGAGCTTTATACCGATGTATGGGGTGCAGTTGATGATATTGCAGAACATATCAGAGCAGTAAAGGGATTTGCTCCTGGTTCTTTATCACGTTTTATGGATCAAACTATGATAAAAGATCAGCTTGATGTTGTTCCAGCTGAGCAGATGATTTCAATAGCTGCTCAAGATAATGATAAAGTATTAGATGCTTTAACTCAAGCATATCTTGCAGCAGAGCAAAATGCAGAACATGGATTAGCTAATTTTATTCAGGATCGCATAGATATCCATAAAAAACATGGTTGGATGTTAAGATCCATACTATCATAATACCAAACAAAATTTGATTTCATAAATACCCTTGTAGAAGTCTGTAATTCTACTTAAAGGAGAAAAAATATGTCTCAATGGAAAAATACTGATTCTGCAGCAAATTCAGTGCTGTGGGCAGGTACAGGGTACAACCTTGCACCTAATTCATCTAATAGAACAGCTATGTTTGGTAATGTAACACCAAGCGCTTTCATTAGTGGTGAAACAATTGGCCAGTTTGGTGTTGACACTACTGAAATGGGTGTTGGTAACGGTGGTTTAATCCAAATTGTAGTTACTAACGCTGGTTCTGGTTATACTTCTAACTCTACTATCACCTTCTCAGGTGGTGGCGGTTCAAGTGCAGCTGCAACTGGTACTGCTAACAATACTGGTAAAATTGGTGGATCAAACATCAGTAATGCTGGTTCATCTTATGAAACTAATCCAGTAATTACATTTGCAGCTCCAACTGCAAACTCATTCAATGCTAACTCAGCTGTAACTGCAGGTGCTGGTGGTGGTGCTAATAGCGTGATTGCTTTAGGATCAGCTGGTGCTTTCGTTGCTGGTGATCCTGTAACTTATACAGTAGCAGCTGGTAATACTGCAATTGGTGGTCTAACTTCAGGAACTAAGTATTACATTCAATTTGCTAACGCAACAGTAGTAGCACTTACAACAGCTCCTGGTGGTTCTAGAATTACATTAACTAAAGGCTTAACTGAAACTGGTCACACTCTACAAGGTGATACAGCAACTGGTGCAGCTGTAGTTGGTGGTGCTAGAAACAAGGGTGTTTCTCACGCTGGTTGGGTAGTTCGTAAAGTTGGTACTGGTGGTCGTGCTGGTCGTGTTCAGTATGAAACGCTAGTAGCAATGGGCTCAATGACAGGCGATGCAGAAGACAACGTTCTTCCAGACGCTTAATAATTAAAAAAATATAGAGGGTAGATATGCCTAAGATTTCTGAATTAAATGCCATTACATCGGTTGCTAATAATGACCTATTAATGGTTGTTCATGATCCAAGCGGTCTACCCTCTACTAATAAAATAACAGTAAATAATTTTGTAACTTCAGTTAGTACACAACTTAGAGGTTATTCTGGTTCTGCTGGTATTAATGGATATACAGGATCATCTGGAACTGATGGATACACTGGTTCTGCAGGTACAAACGGATATACTGGTTCAGCAGGTGTGGGTGCTGGATTACCAGAAGTGGGTCAATCAGATGGTTATGTTTTATCATCTAATTCTACCAACGGTGTTGTATGGACACCAAATCCTGATGTTGTTAAAATATCATATGTAGACCAATTTGGTAATACTGAATATACAGCTACTCAATATGATAGTATTATTTTAGTAGATCCTACAGCAGTGGGCAATAACGTTACTATTAGTTTACCTCTTGCAGATGCTATTAGTGGTCACAGAGTTACAGTTAAAAATATTAATACCGGTGGTCCTGGTCCAAGTTCTCCATATGGTTACACAGTCACTGTAACTACTACTAACCCTGGTTCAAATTATATTGAACATCCCGTTACAGGCAACTTTGTAACATCATACGAATTGAAAAGCAGAGCTGACGGTGAAACATGGGTTCACGACGGTAATATCTACAGACACGTAGCATCAGAAGCAACTGCACCTATATTCTATACCAATGCAGACACTTATGCTCAATTAGTTGTTAAAAACGCTAGTGCTTCTAATAATGCGTCATCTGATATCGTAGCATACAATGATACAGGAGACGAAGAAGCAGGCACAGGCCCATTTGTTGATATGGGTATCAATAGTTCTGTTTACAATGATACAACATACGGTAACGTGTGGGGTCCTAATGATGCATACCTGTATAATCAAGGTGGTAATCTAATTATTGGACCACAAACAGATCATTCTATTAAGTTTGTTGCTGGCAATACAAATGCTGAAAATGTAAGAATGACTGTTAATTCTATTGGAGTTTCAGTAAATTCAAATATACATTCTACTAAACCATATTTTGATTTATATGGCATACAATTAACTGAGATGTCATCTACTACTAATGGTGATGGTGGGGGTGATGATCAAGCATGGATGTGGACTTATCAATCCACAGGTTATGCAGAAGTTGGCCAATATGTTCAGAATGCCGCTAGTTATTCTAACATGTATCACTATTCAAATGGTACAGTACAATATTATGGTATGGATAGTACTTTAGGTATAAACTGGGATTATCGATTTAGACCACATGATAATATTTCGTTAAGTGTTAAACCTAACAGCTCTTGGGTAAATGAATTAATAATTAAACCAACAGGTGACTATGACATACATTTGTATGAAGGTGGTACTGGTGGTGCAGTCACATTAGGTGATTATGGCGCAACTAACTTTAGAGTATATGGTGCAGGTGGTGCTAATAATGGCGGTGGTCAATACGGCAATGACATAAGAGCTGAACTCTACGGCAATTCTTCATTCTCTATTATATCAGATAATTTATATACTTGGTCTTTCGAAAGTACCGGTACTTTAACATTACCAGCTGTTCCTCTAAATGCAAGTCCAGCCATTTCATCCATTTACTCTAGCAGCGATATTTCAATTCAATCAAATACGTATGTGTGGGCATTTAAACAAGATGGTTATTTACACATACCTGCTGGAGGTACTCTTGGCTATGAAGGTATGGGTTGGACTGGATTAAGTAACGGTCCATCAGGATTACCAATCTCAATCGTTTATAAGACCACTGCTTCTAATACATATCAATCAGCAGTAACATTTACCGGTGGTAATGATGTAGATGGTATAGGTCAAATTCAACTATACACATATGATGCAAATACTTCAACTAATTACCAATGGACTTTAGAATCAGGTAATATAACTTTACCAGCAAACGGTGATATCAAGAATTCAGACGGTGTATCTGTAATCAAATCAATACCACAAAATCTTCAAAGCACGTTAGATTATTACGTTCTTACAATAAATGATGCTGGCAAACACATCTATAAAAATGATGGTAATGGATACGGAGTAGAAGTACCAACAAACGCTAGTGTACCATTTGAAATTGGAACAACAATTACTATAGTTAGTGGAGATAGCTGGACTTACATCTATCCTACAGACGGTATGACTACTGAAGTGTGGGGTGCAGGTTATAATCAAACAAGCACATCATTCTACATTCCAAACAACTCTATGGCCACTCTATTGAAGATAGGCACAGATAAGTGGATGCTATCTGGAGCCGGCTTGGCTATTGACTGATGGCTAGTGTAGCTCAGTCCATCATAGGAAGTTCCTTTCATAGTGCTGGTGGAGGTGGTAGTTTATCACCAGTAGGAAGTTTTTATTGGAATGGTTCTCCAAATAATTATTACTATGCAGAAGGTACGCCAGGCAGTATTAATACTTTATCCTATAATTTTTCTAATGAAACAACTGCCAGCACGACAAGATTTACTGGTGGGGGATATCAAACAACACCTACATTAGGTGCAGTTACAAATTTCTGGTTAGACTTTTGGATATATCCAACTAGTTTGGGTGTTGCTATTCTAACTGAGATGGATAACAATACCTCACCTGGTTACTATTACAATATGATGGAAATCGATAATGACGGTCACATCTATGCAGGAACATGGAATGGTGGAAATATTTCTAGTATTGTTTCTACAGATAAAGTAACAGTTAATGCATGGAATCATATCTTCTTTTATTTTAATAGTGGGACCCTAGGTCTAGAAGTTAATGGTGGGACTGCAGTAACAGCAAGTGGTGTAACAAGATCTGGACCAGGTGCTTCATACATTGCTATTGGGTTTAATAGTGTTACTGCTATGTTTACCTCCAATCGTTATCAAGGTTATATTGAACCAATATATGGTGCAACAACTAGTACATCATCTAGATACAACTCAACAAAGAGTAAATATCAAGCACAACAAGTTTTTGCATTATATGCTAATACATTTACAAGTAATGGTACTTGGACAGATACTATAAGCAGCAAAGCATTTACAATTTACAACAATCCTGTTTATAGTAATACAAATGGTGGCCAAATTAGATTTAATGCTGCTAATTCTGAATATGGAGATACAGGCGCTGGTAATAGTCTTTCACCATTGTCAAGTTATACAATCCAAGGTGTATTCAAAGTACACACAGCAAGTCAAGCTAGTGCGCCTTGCTTAATAACTGAAAATTGGCCAGGCACTGGAACTAAAATTAATTATGCTATTGGTTATGTGAACGGTTCTTCTCAAATAGATGCTGGTTTCTTTGATAGTAATGCTGGTTATTGGAATGTATTATCAGCAAAGACATCACCGGTTGCTAATACTTGGTATGATGTTGTTTGTACATTCTACGGACCAACAAAAGAACTTAGAGTATATCTAGATGGTGTATTAGTATCTAATACTACCGCACCTGGAACCGCATCATCTGATAATGCAGGTATTAGAATAGCACGAAGATGGGATGCTGCAAATTATTTTGATAGTACTATTAAGGATATAAATATTTGGAGTGGAGTATTAACTCCCTCAGAAATTTCAAGTAAACATGTCCCGTATAGTAGTTTAGTATAATGTTGTGAGATGGATAAAGTCGACGAATTTAACTTTTTATTATTTGCTGCTAAACATTATGACAATCCCCAGTGCTATGATACTGTAGAATTTTATGATGATTTAAAAAGAATCAAATATATCAAAAGACTTTTAAATAGATATGTTGAGGAAGGCGATTTAAAAGAACGTCTTATTCTTAACCACATCATAATTCTCAACAATGTGTTTGGTCCTACTCCAACTGTAAAAATGCTATTTTTAAAATGTAAGGGTTTAGAATCCCAACTAAAATCGTTTCTTATGTTTCTTAATGTTCTTCCTGATAAGGTAGAAAATATTGGTATAGAAAACAGAACTATAAATACTAAAGAAATTTCCCATGATGAAAAAATTTTAGAAGAACTTAGGAAAATCTAATGGCAGGCGTAGTAGATAGCGTTTTAACATATCAATTTCTAAGAAAACTTACAACTCCTTTTAACAAGATGCCTGCCTATAAGTATAATCTTATTGACGATAAAGGCAACTTCCTAAAAGATAGAAATAGATTTACACCCCAAGAAAGACAGATTCTTGGTATATTTGATGTAATGGTGATAAACTTAAAGAAGATAATTTCTAAAATTCCTGGTGGTGCAACTAGACTTGGAACTATAGCTGCAGCTATGTTTCTTTTAAAGTCTAAACCTATCAGAGAAGATATATCATATGAAGAACTTGATGCATTAGTCGAACAGGAATTTTATCAAATATTTGATACTATTAAACATTTGAATGAGGATGGTGTTGCTGCAATCAACACAGCAGGTTCTGGTGACATAGCTGGACTTGGTCAACCTCCTGGATCATACAAAGGTGAGCCTGGTGTTTCTGTAGCAGCTCAAAAGAAACATCAGAAAAAAGCATCTGATAGTTTACAACCTTTCCTTGCTCAGCTTAGAAGAGCAAAAGCAATGACACAATCAGAACAGATTGTTCAAGGATCGCAAAATACAGTTGGTGTACAAACAAAGAAGGCAAGTAAGTCTTCTACAGAAAACATCACAGTACAAAATAAAGTAGCAGAGAGTTTAACAGAAGAAACTACTCTACAATATCACAAACAATTAAATCCTAAAATTTGGGATACAGTTGGTGAACTTAAACAAGATGTAAAAGATAAGTTGATACAGATAGCTGATGCCTGGGTTGCTTTTGCAAAAATATCTCCAGACTTAATTTATGATGTTGTAATTACAGGTGGTAATGTTAATTACAATTATACACCAAACTCAGATATTGATTTACATGTTGTTATGTCTAGATCAGCAATTAATCCTGATAGAGCATTTGTTGATGAATATCTTCAAGATAAAAAAATTCTTTGGACTCTACAACATCCAGACATTTCTATCTATGGCTATCCAGTAGAGCTGTATGCTCAAGATACTGATGAAAAACCTCATGCCAATCAAGGCGTTTATTCTTTGATTCAGAATAGATGGATAGCAAGACCTCAGATGCTAGATCTTAACTTTGAAAACGATTATCATCTACAGAAGAAAGTTCAATTTTACAAAGATATGATTGACAAAATGGTTGACGATAATGCTAGTGACGACACTATAGAAATTCTCAAAGATAAGATTAAAAAAATGCGTGGTGACTCAATTGCCAAAGAAGGCGAGTTTGCATTTGGCAATCTTATTTTCAAAGAACTTCGTAATGCTGGTTACCTAGACAAACTTAATGACTATAAGAAAACTAAACAAGATAAAATTTTATCATTAGGAAGACCTTGATGCCTTTTATTGGTTTCTTTTTAAACAATCGTATCGGACAATTTATAGGTATTGCTATATTATTGTCTGGTGCATTCTTTTCATGGCTAGCCGTTCATGATCACAATTTATGGAACGAAGCTACCAATAAATTTAATGAAATGCAGCAAGAAATTATTGCGAAAAAAGAACAATTGTTTAATCAGCAAACAGAGGTTATTAAAGAGAATGCAGATAAATTAAAAGAAGAAGCTGCACAAAAAGAAGCAGAAGCTAAAAAACAACTAGAAGAAATTGAGAGAAAAGCTGACGAGGAAACCAAGCCAGTCACTCCAACAGAAAAACCAGTTTCTGATGATGCTTCTCCTTATCTAAAAAGTATTGTTAAACAACTTGATGCAACTTATGGTGAGAAAAAGAAATGAAGAAGTTAATTTTATTATTGCCACTCTTACTCACAGGTTGCTCACAAACTGCAGTACAATTAATTGCACCAGAATACAAAGTAATAAAAGCACCAGACGATATGTACAATTGTCCTGTTGAAACAAAGTTTCCCAAAGCTGATACTTTGACAAATAAACAAGTTGGCCAACTTATTCTTAAATTACAAAAGAATAACATTACTTGTAAGCAAAAGATAGAAGCTGTCAAACAATTTTATGATGATGCCGAAAAAACATTATCAGAACAAAAATAATAGTTGACATTTCAAACGGTTAGTATATAATAACTCTGTTCACTAATAGGATAGAGTTACATGAGTACATTATGGATAGATCAGAAATATGCCTCACTTGTTGGTACACAACTTGAGCAGTTCAAGGTAGTAAAATCAAAGCCTTATATTGCAAAGTTCCGTTGCCCAATTTGCGGAGACTCACAGAAGAATAGGTTTAAGACACGTGGACATTTTTACGAGCATAATGGACACATCAATTTTAAGTGTTTTAATTGTAGCGCTAGTACTTCTTTATCCAACTTCATAAAGACACAAAATCACTCATTACATACCGAATATAAGCTAGAAATCCTTAGAGAATCTGGCAATAATATTATTCAAGAAGTAGAACAAATATTTACACCTGCTATAGAAAAATTTTCTAGCAGACGTATAGATTCCTTTGAACCTTTCAAGGAATTGAAGAAAATTTCTCAACTCAAGCCTAATCATCCCGCAAAACTATATGTTTTGCAAAGAAAAATTCCTTCTCACACTCATTACCGAATTTACTATTCTCATATATACTACCACTGGGTTAACTCGATACTGCCAGGCAAGTTTAGCGAGAAAGCAATCGCCCTTGATGAGCCACGTATAGTTTTCCCATTCATTGATTCCAAAGGCTATGTTTTTGGGTTTACTGGGCGTTCACTTAGTAAATCGACTAACATGCGCTATTCAACAATTATCTTAGACGAGACAAAAGAAAAGGTATTTGGACTAGAGACAATTAATAAGGACAGAAATGTCTATGTTGTTGAAGGTCCAATTGATAGCCTTTTTTTAGATAATTGTATTGCAATGGCTGGAGCTGATATTAACTTGAATAATATTGCAGATAGAGATAAGATAGTAGTAATATATGACAATGAGCCAAGGAATACAGAAATTGTTAAGAAGATTTCCAAAGCAGTTGATCAAGGTTACAAAGTCTGTATCTGGCCAGATTTTATTGAACACAAAGATATAAATGATATGGTTTTAAAGCAGGATCTATCCGGTCCTGCTATTCAATCTATTATTGACTCGAATACATTTTCTGGTCTTTCTGCAAAGATGAGACTTCAACAGTGGAGTAAAGTTTAATGGATAAAGTTTCATTATTTTCAAGTTTATTAGCTACTGATAAACTATCTGTTGACAATCTCAGTCTCGAGATGTTTGCATATGAGCAAATGAGAATGACGGATGGTCGTAAGTATACAAATAGAGGAGGATGGCAGAGTAATTTCATCGATGATCTTCCTCAAGTACAGCCATTGATTGAACAAATAAATCAAAGATTAGAACAATTGAGAGATGATGTAAAATTTATAGATCAAGCATTTCTTAGAGTAGAAAGTATGTGGATTAACATAAACCATCCATATAGTTATAACTCTAATCATATTCATCCTAATTCATACATCTCTGGTGTATATTATGTTAAGGTTCCTGAAAATTCTGGTAATCTAGTTTTAAGACATCCTTCTAATCTAATATCAATCTTTACACCATCAGATGTTATAAAGCAGTTTAATACAATGAATAGTTCAAAATGGAACATTATACCTAACGATGGTGATCTAGTAATGTTTCCTAGTTGGATTGAGCATGAAGTTACACAAAATATATCAGGCGAAGATAGAATATCTTTCGCTTTCAATACAAGTTTTTTTGCAAAGAAATAATAAAAACAAAGAGGTCTACAATGGTTGCAGTTTACAAAGATACAAAGAAGCTACTTTCTGATGCCAAGTTTTATGAAGGTTACGCTCGTTACATAGAAGAAGAAAATCGTTACGAAACATGGTCAGAAGCTGTTAACCGTGTAATGAAAATGCACTCTGGTTTTTATGCAGACAAGATGTCATCTAAGTTGATGGCTTATATGGATGAAGCTGCAACTGCATATAAACAAAAGTTGGTGCTTGGAGCACAACGTGCTTTACAATTTGGTGGTGAGCAACTATTCAAGCATCAGATGAGAATGTATAACTGCACATCATCATATGCAGATCGTCCTGAGTTCTTTGGTGAAGTATTCTATATTCTTCTTTGTGGCGCAGGTGCTGGATTCTCAGTTCAAGCTCATCACGTTGGTAAGCTTCCTAAACTTATTCATCGTACCAAGGCTCCAAAGCTACACACCGTAGAAGATAGTATTGAAGGATGGGCAACTGCACTTGATGTTCTTATGTCTTCGTTCTTTGAGAACGGAGGTAAGTATCCTGAGTATGCAGGACGTAAGGTGGCATTTGATCTTTCTCTTGTTCGTCCAAAAGGTTCTAAGATTTCTGGTGGATTCAAGGCACCAGGACCTGAACCTCTTCGTCGTTCACTCGATCGCATTGAATATATTCTAACCGGACTTACTCTTAATGAGAAGTCATCATCTCTAAGGCCAATCCATGTTTACGATATTGTTATGCATGCTGCTGATGCAGTTCTCGCTGGCGGGGTCCGCCGTTCTGCTACTATCTGTCTTTTCTCTGCAGACGATCAAGAGATGGCATCTGCTAAGACTGGTAATTGGTATATTGATAATCCACAGCGTGGTCGTTCTAACAATAGTGCTGTTATTGTTCGAAATGAAATAACTAAAGAGCAATTTGCAAACCTTATGACATCAATTAAGCAGTTTGGTGAACCAGGTTTCTTCTTTGTTGATGATAAAGATATTACAACAAATCCATGCGTTGAAATCGGTATGTATCCTCAGATTGATGGTAAGTCTGGATGGCAGGGATGCAATCTAACTGAGATTAATGGTGGTATGTGTGATAATGAAGAAACGTTCTATAAGGCATGCCGTGCTGGTGCAATCCTAGGAACACTACAAGCTGGTTATACAGACTTCAAGTTTCTTTCACCAACATCAAAAGAAATCTTTGATCGTGAAGCACTCTTAGGTGTTTCTATCACTGGTTGGATGAATAATCCAAAGACATTGTTTGATGAGAAGATTCTTGCAAAGGGTGCAGAGATTGTAAAGCAGACAAATAAAGAAGTAGCAGAACTACTTGGTATTAATCCAGCTGCTCGTACTACTTGTGTTAAGCCATCAGGTAATGCTTCAGTTCTTCTTATGACTGCATCTGGTATACATGCTGATCACTCACCAATGTATATTCGTAACATTCAGTTAAACAAAGATACTGAAGTTGCAAAACTGATCAAAAGAATCAATCCTAACATGGTAGAAGAGTCAGCATGGTCAGCTGGTAAGACTGATTATGTTATTTCTTTCCCTGTTGTTGCTAAGGAAGGATCTATCTTTAAGGATGATTTGATTGGTATTAAGCATTTAGATCTTATTAAGAAGGCACAGGAGTTCTGGGTAAATGCTGGAACAAATATTGAAAGATGCGCTCATCCTGGCATACGCCACAATGTTTCTAACACTGTCATTGTTGACAACTGGGATGCTATTGAGGAGTACGTATATAATAATCGCAATTACTTTGCTGGTATTTCATTTCTACCAATGACAGGTGATAAAGATTATTTCCAAGCACCTAATACACAAGTACTTAATGCAGCTCAATTAACTGAGAAGTATGGTGCAGGTGCAATTATGGCATCTGGTCTTATTGTAGAAGCATTAAAGTCATTTGATAATCTTTGGCTTGCATGTATGACAGCAAATGGTTACGGTGAAGATCTTACAGCAGATAATCATCAGAACACTTTAAAGAAGGATTGGATTCGCAGATTCAAAAAGTTTGCAACTAACTACTTCAACGGTGATATTAAGAAAGCTGAGTATTGCTTTAAGGATGTTTATTTACTTCATAAGTGGGAAAAGATTCAACAAACTATTTCCGATATCAAGTGGGAAGACGAGCTTAAAGAAGTCAAATATATAGATGTAGATACTATCGGATCTGCTGCTTGTGTTGGTGGTGGATGCGAACTGTTCTAACACCTTGTATTAAGGTTTGTAAACTAGATCCTGTTACATCTGTCTGTATTGGTTGTAACAGGACTCTAGAACAAATCCAAAAATGGCGTATATATACTGATGATCAAAAAATCAAGATCATGGAAGAACTAAAGGATAAGAAATATGGATTGGGATGCACTAATTGAAGTTTTAACTGAGTCTGTCAGAGAAGATGCTACTAGAGGTGAGATTTACAGAAAGTTATTTGATCTTGTTGGCACAAGAGATGCTTCTGATAGTGAAGGTCAAGATGATGTGTTCGATAACGTATTGAGCAAATATGTTTGGGACGATGATGATGAAGACCAATACAATGATGATGATGGAGATGGTTTTGATTATGGTGAGGATGAATAATAATATTATATGATTATTGTTGGTATTGATTATAGTTTGTCATCTCCTTGTGTTTGTATTTGTGACTCTAAAAATTTTGGATTCTCAAAGTGTAAGTTTTATTACTTAACTGAAACTAGAAAGTATGATGTAGACTTTGATAATATTCATGGTGACTTACATGAAGATTATTATAGTAACGAACAAAGATATTATAACATTGCAAAGTGGGCAATGTCAAAGATTCCTGAAGATGCCAAAGTATACATGGAAGGATACTCAATGGGATCAACAGGTTTAGTGTTTAACATTGCAGAGAATGCTGGACTGCTTAAACACTTTTTATTCAGAAGGTGCTATGATTATACAATAGTTCCTCCTACTGTAATTAAGAAGTTTGCGACTGGCAAAGGTAATGCCAACAAACAATTATTACAGGATGTGTTTGAAGAAAACACTGGATATAATATTAAAAAGAAGCTAGGGTTATCAGATAAACAATGGAACCCTTCTTCAGACATTATTGATAGTTATTTCATTTGTAAATATGGATATGAACAGGAGTTAAAAAATGTTATTGAATTGGCTTAAAGAATTCTTCGGTATTGGACTCAATCAAGTCAGAGAAGAAGTAAAACAGGTAGAAGTCAAAGTAAAAGATGTGGCATCAGCCACTGTACAAACTGCAACTGCAGAACTTAAGCAAGTAGAAGCAGAAATTGCATCTGCAATTGGTAAGGCAGTTGAAGCAGAACAAAAAGCTGTCAAGGCAGTTAAAACAAAAGCAAAAGCAGCTACAGACAAAGTAAAGTCAAAGACAAAGAAGAATGCAAAGAAGTGATGAACAAATAAGGGTCTGTTCTGAGATAGGTAGTACAGTTCCTGTAGTTATAGGTAATTGTCCTAAATGCGGATCAGGTAACAGATCCTTAGTTCTCACCAATTTTGCATTGAATGGTAGAAACCCTAGTGCCAGCATGGTATACTTTAAATGTTTGGTATGCTTAAGCACTATAGAAAAATTGATAACCGAAGTTTCAGAGGATGATTGATTATGGCAGCTAAGAAAAGAAAGACATATGTCTCTAAAGGTAAGTACTCAAGTATTGCACCTGAGACAGTCAAAGCAATGAGACGTGATCGTACATATACCGATAAACTATTTGCTCAGTTAAAGCAATGGGCTAGAGGTAGACGTACAATGGTAACCATTCCTAATCCTAATAAGAATGAAACCAATAAACCTTTTATTAGAGTAGAAGGCAATCATCCTGCAGCTTTTGGTCCATGGAAGAGATCAGACAAAGATATGGGAATAAGGATGTCAAATGATTGAAGTATACGGACGACCAAATTGTAATTGGTGTGTGAAAGCAAAAGAATTACTTAATCAGCATGGTATGAATTATCGTTATCTTACAGTTGGTGAGGATGTTGGTATTACAGAGATAACAGAAATGTTTCCTGGTGTAAGAACTGTTCCTATTGTTGCAGTTGATGGTAAGCGTATTGGTGGTTATGAAGAATTGAAAGTTTATCTTGAGGAGACAGCTGGTGGATTTGGTGATGGAGCTTTCTAAATCTACTATTTTACATATGTTAAATTCTGGTATAGTAAATGTCAAGTTTACTAAAACAGATGGTACAGAGCGTGATATGAAATGCACGTTGATGGAAGCTATGGTAAAACCTCACGAAAAGAAAACTGATCGTGAGAAGAAATTAAATGAAAATATTATCTCTGTTTGGGATGTGGATAAAGAAGCTTGGCGCTCATTTCGATATGACTCAATTATTAGTATTAATAAATAATAGTAATACCCATACTAATATCAGGAACAATCATGTCGGACTTAATAGCAACCCCGCTTATGGCTAAGTTTATATCTGGTCTAGGCGGTCTTGTTGGTGGAGTATCATTCATGGCCTTTTATACGCCTTGCAATGTTTGGGATGCAGCAATAAGATCAGGACTTAGTGTTTTAGCAGCTGTTATATTTGCACCCGTTGCAATAGAATGGCTTAAATGGAATCCATCATCTGATAATATGATAGCAACTTCTGTTGTATTAGGTTTCTGTGCTTGGAGTCTTATATCATTTGCTGCTCGCCTTCTCATTGGTCTTCAAGATGAGAAAGTTGAATTGAAATTGCCAGGATCGATCTTTAAAAAACAAGATTGATTTTTTTATTATAGGTTTTTGTTATGGAAAAGAATGAGTTAAATAAGAACGCTCGGGGTGGTACTGAGCTGATGCAGGAACGTCTACATGGATCATTACCGGCTGATCTATTAGACAAGTTTCAGATTATACCATCCCGAGTTCGTGATTTAGATCCAGACAAGAAGAAGATCCTTTGGTTGCATGATCTTCCTGGCGATCCAGAATC